CAGGTGGAAGCAATCTATGCAGCCTATCCAAGGAAGATTGCGAAGAAGGCAGCCGTGGAGAAGATCCGCATTGCGCTTCAGAGCCTACACAAGGAGCATGGCGATGAGAACTTTGCCTACTTAATAGATAGGACACGGAAGTTCGCTAAAAGCCCCGCAGGAAAAAGAGGTGAGTTCACGCCGCACCCGTCAACGTGGTTCCATCAGGGACGGTACATGGATGACCCAAAGGAGTGGTACATTCAGGATATACCCGACGGAAAAAAGCCTAAACAAGAACAAGTCAAATTAAGCCGGGGGACTTTCATGGTATGAGCGACTACAAAGAAAGGCTGTTGATACAGCGGTTAAGAAAAGGGTACAGCCGAAAAAAACTGGGTCAGATGATCGGAAAGTACGGAGACTCCATTAAGGACTGGGAGACTGGGCGATTTGCTCCAAGAAACTTCCTTGACTATATTCGGTGGTGCGATGCGCTTGGCATGGACCCCATGAAAACCATACAGGACGATGAATCACTTTGAGGAGTTTAGAAAAGAGGCAGAGGCCGCGTGTTGGCGTGTAACGGGAAAAACCGTTGAGGAATGGGATACGATCTTTGCCAATCGCCGTGCAAGCGGACTGCGCAGCGGAAAACTGTCGCATGATCGGATTATGACAGAGTGGGAGGCAGAAAAGACCAGGGGCTATTACGGATTAAAGGATAGCGACATAGAGCGCATTCTTATTAAGCCATACAATCACAGCGTGAATGCATCTATTTGCTATCGCGGTGACGATGGCAGTCCGATTCTGCCTGTGGTTTTTTGCGATGACGTTGAGCTATGGCAGAGAATACGAAGCAAAGGCAACCAAGGACTTGAAAATGCTATGGGGACTGAGGTGCTTATCGCAATAGCATACCGTCCAGTGGCGGACTTAAACAACAGGAGGTTTGAATGACACTATCTGAAATCGTGGGCGGAAACCCATTCAAGAACATACAGCGACTTGACATCAGCCAAGATGAGTACTTTGCCATTGATGCGTACAGCAGCACAGACCTGCGAACCCTATATGCAGACCGGGGCCAGCCCTACGGCATGGCACAGAAAAAAGCAGGTTCCTATGTGGAGACGGATGCCATGCTGCTTGGATCTGCGATTGATTGCATGATCACAGAGCCGAAGGAGTTTGACAACCGCTTTGTAGAGGCTCCGCGCTCAGCCGTCACGCCAAACACGGCATTGCAGCAGAAAGTGTGTGATGAGATCCTGAGCGGCACCGACCCGGCAGAGGCACACGCCATGCACTACAAGAACAGCGGGGAGAAAGCCCTTGCTCAGTTCATGGACTCCTTTGAGAACTACATTGCCCTAAACAAGCTGGTAAACCTTGGCGAAGGCACACCCCGACGCATCCTGTCAGCGAAGCTTGCCGAACGTGCGCGAGAAGCCGTCTCAGCGGCCCGTCAGCACACGCAGTTCGTGGAGATAGTAAAGGGTAGCGATAAGCAGGTTGCATTCGTTGCAGAGGCATTTGGAGTGCAATGGAAGGGCCTACTGGATTTCTATCGCCCAGGATATGTCACAGACCTGAAGACAACATCTGATTTCCTTAGTATTCGGTCCAACTTCAACCGCCGCGCATACGCCATACAGATGCGCCTGTACTCATGGCTTGCAGAGGCACAGACATCAGAGCATTTCTACATTGAGACGGAGGCTCCATACCGCACCAAGCTGACAGAGGAGCCAACAGAGCTGATGAATGAGGAGTTTTGGACTGGAAAAACACTTGAGATGATGCAGCGCATCGCTCATCACCACAAAAGCGGCGACTGGCTGCGCAGCATGGAGTACTACACCGATGGTGGATATGAACGCCTTTAATCAGTACCTGAAAACAGTCGGGCTTTTCATTATGATTGGCATCATGGCGATTGTTTTCATAACCTTTGTGCGTGTCCTATGGATGCTCTCGTGGATTTTCTTTGGAACCGTTGGGGCATACCTTCTTGCAGGATTATCACTATTTGTATTTGCATACAGTATCTATGGCTACGAAGCAGAAGCAACGCGGGAATGACGCTGAAAGGTATATTGTTACCACTGCCAATGAAAAGGGCGTTGAGTCACAACGTGCTTGGGGCAGCGATGGTCGTAGCATGGGCCTATCTGCGGCAGATGACGGCTTAATAGGCTGGTATCGCTGGCAGTGTAAGCGGTTCATGTACAAGTATGTGCCAAAGTGGTTTTTCACCAACGTGATAGACTACCTATCTGGCGACATTGACATTGTAACCATCTACGTAGACAAGGCCAAGGGCCACCCGCGAACGGTCTATGTGGTACAGGAGTATGAATCTTGGCTCAACCTAAAGAGAATGGCAACGCTATATGGCAAGCCTGACGATAGAGATGATAGACGGTCCCCGAAAGGGTGACTCTATCACGATTAGGAACGCATGGGAATATCCCGAGGTGCATCTTGCGCCGTACAGGGATGATAACGGCGATATGAAAATCGCAGAATACCGGGCAGAAAGACTGCCAGGGAACGTATTAAAAAAGGAGGGATCAAAAATTGTCTACCGATACACTGAAAGCGCATGAGACTGTATTTATCAGCCGTGCTTGCAAAAGGGCTATTAAGCTGGCATATGCAGACCTTGTCGTAATGAAGAATGCATACCTTGAGGCAAAGACACACTGGAAGGGTCCAGTCGTCAAGGAAGAGGAGAAAGAAAAAATAAAAACGGCAGCAGAGCATTATTGGTTTTGGAAGGGGTCAGCCGACACCATTGAAAGTATAATCAGCACAAACCAAAGACATATGTTTGATGAATTGAAACAGATGGGGTTGGACAAAAAAATGGCGTACATGATGTATGGCGCAAAAAAGTATGCCGACTACTACGATGCAGTGGTGGCTGGCACTGAGGTCCCGTTGAACTTTAGAGTTAGCAAAGAGGTGCTTGAAGATGAATAAAAAACAACACATCAATGACTATGTGCGTTTCATGACGGTTGTTCAAGCTGTTTCAAGTGTTACTGGCATAAAAAGGGAGCATATCCTTGGCAAAAGGAGGCTACGCCGTTATTCAGATGCAAGGCATATGGCAATGTTTTTAACAAGGCAATCAACAAAGCTGACAGTTCAGCGCATAGGGAAACTGTTTGACAGGGATCACTCAACGGTTGTTCACGCATCAAACTGTGTACAAAGCCTTATAGACATATCAGGCAATTATAAAGATGAGTTCAATGAGATTGTCAATGAGTATGATAGGCTTATGAAGGATCTGCAACCAGATGTGATAGGGGTGATCGCAGAATGAAGGGTCATAGGGCGTTTGTACGCGACATAAAAAGAAGTGAGCTGTCTGTACAAAAAGTGCTGCGAGAGATACACAGCATGGGCTACAAGGCTCATGCTCCAGAGACGGTAATCTCACCAACCTATGAGGACAGGTGGGACTACGTTGACGATGGTGACATCCACATGGAGGATGGCAGGATTGTCCAAGTCAAGCATAGCCGAACAGACTTCACTTGGAGCTGGCCTTACAATGACATGATAGTAGACGAATGGTACAAAGCTTTTAAGTATGTTCCAGGCGTTGAGTATATCATTGTAAACCCTCCCATGACGCACTACATTGTAGTACGCGGTGCAACACACGATATGTGGAAGCACAAGAAAATGTTTGACCGCACCTACCAAGCAGAGAGGAAGTTTGCAATGGCTCCGAAGTCAATACTAAACCACTATCAATTCCGTGACTAAGAAAGAGTATCAGAAGATGATGGAGGAGACGTTGGCTGAGATACAACAGATTCTCCATGCAAAGAACCACGACTACACGGCAGGGTCGCCAGACCCATTTGCTAACTTCCGCCTTGCGGAACTGGAGGGCGTAGATCCTGTCAAAGGGGTGATGATACGGGTTTCCGACAAGATGCAGCGTCTGAGAGCCTTCATAAGAAGCGGAAAACTGCTTGTAAAGGGCGAATCCTTTGAGGATGCCATACATGACATCATTGGCTACATGATCCTTATTAAGGGGATGCTGATACAAAAGACCAACGAGGAACAATGAAAATCGTCATACCTGCCTACGGTCACCACGAGCTAACCCGCCGCGTAGTTCTTTACTACGACGATCTTGGCTATGATGCGATTATAGTAGAAACGCCCGACGAGGAGGGGAACCTGTCAGGCGTAGAGGACAAAGTGGTTGCACAGCACCACGATGAGGACGGGAA